TTGACGCTACAGGAAAGTTATTTGCTTTTCAAGGCCGTGCCTTTGGTGATGAACAACCAAAATATGTAACGGTAAAATTAGACGAGAACAAAAGAAAAATTTATGGTTTAGAGAGAGTTAACTTTCAACTTCCAATACACATAGTTGAAGGTCCTATTGACTCACTCTTTGTTGATAACTGTTTAGCAATGGGTGGTGCTGATATGTTTTTTGATAGAGTACCAGCAGAACAAGTAACATATATATTTGATAACGAACCTCGTAATAAAGAGATTGTTAAAAGAATGTATGATGTGATTGAAAAGGATTATAATATAGTAATTTGGCCTACTGAGATGCGACATAAAGACATTAATGATATGATTGTTGCAGGACTTGACAAAACGGAAATTTCTGATATTATAAGTACCAACACTTGCAACAAATTAACTGCCTTGACAAAATTAAATCATTGGAAAAAGATATAAGGGGATAGAATGACAGAAAATATAAATGTAGTAAAAAGAAAAGGCCGAGGCAAAGAACCTCTTAATATTGAAAAGATACACGAAATGGTTGAATATGCAACCGAAGATATTTCAGGTGTTTCTTCTTCACAAGTTGAAATGAATTCAGGCCTACAATTTTATGATGGTATTAGCACAGACGAAATTCAACAGATTCTAATTAAGTCGGCATCCGACCTTATCTCACTAGAAAATCCAAATTATCAATTTGTTGCAGCTAGACTTTTATTGTTTAGTTTAAGAAAACAAGTTATTGGAAAACTTTGGGACCANCCTCATATCTACGACCATGTTAAATCAGGTGTGGACAAAGGTGTCTATGACCCGGAGATTTTAAATTGGTACACGAAGGCCGAATTTGATAGAATGGAAAACTGGATTAACCACGAAAGAGATTATGATTTCACTTACGCTGGCTTAAGACAGGTGATTGACAAATATCTTGTACAAGATAGAAGTAATGGACAAGTTTTTGAAACGCCTCAGTTTATGTATATGTTAATTGCGGCTACTGTTTTCAAAAACTATAAAAACGGAAAGAGAATGACATATGTTAAAAAATATTATGATGCTATTTCAAGGTTTAAAATCAATATTCCTACCCCGGTTATGGCTGGTGTTAGAACACCTATTCGCCAGTATGCTAGTTGTGTGCTTGTTGATGTTGATGATACTCTTCCATCTATTTTCAGTAGTGATATGGCTATTGGTAATTATGTTGCACAAAGGGCTGGAATTGGTATTAACGCAGGTCGGATTAGGGGCATCAATTCCCGAATTAGAGGCGGCGAGGTACAACACACAGGAGTTATCCCGTTTCTCAAAAAGTTTGAGGCAACAGTTAAGTGCTGTACTCAAAATGGTGTTCGTGGAGGCTCCGCTACGGTTCATTTCCCAATTTGGCATAAAGAAATTGAAGACATTTTGGTCCTCAAAAACAACAAAGGAACGGAAGACAACCGAGTACGGAAATTAGATTATTCAATACAGTTATCAAAACTGTTTTATGAAAGGTTTATTAATGATGAAGACATTACATTATTTTCTCCGCACGAAGTACCTGAACTCTACGAGGCTTGGGGCTCGCCTGAATTTGATGAAATTTATCAAACAACTGAAAGAAAAACAAGTGTTTGGAAAAAGAAAGTGTCAGCGCAAGACTTGTTGTTCAATATGCTCAAAGAAAGGGCTGAAACCGGTAGAATTTATATAATGAATATTGACCACTGTAATACTCATTCTAGTTTTAAAGATAGAGTTTATATGTCAAACTTATGTCAGGAAATTACACTACCAACAGACCCTATTCAACACATTGACGGAGAAGGAGAAATTGCATTATGTATCTTATCGGCAATCAATGTTGGTAAATTACAATACCTTGAAGATTTAGAAGGCCTTTGTGATTTAGCAGTAAGAAGTTTAGATGAGATTATTGACCACCAAAAATATCCAGTAAAGGCGGCCGAAGTATCTACTAAAGCAAGAAGAAGTCTTGGTATTGGTTATATTGGTCTTGCACACTATCTGGCAAAAGCAAAATTAAAATATTCAGATAAACAAGCTTGGAAAGAAGTTGATGAATTAACAGAAGCATTCCAATATTATCTATTAAAGGCAAGTAATGATGTTGCAAAAGAAAAAGGCAAATGTGAATACTTTGATAGAACAAAATATTCCGATGGTATCTTACCAATTGACACCTATAAAAAAGAGGTAGACGAGTTAACTAACCGAAAACTATCTATGAAATGGGAAGAATTGCGTAAAGACATTAAAGAATATGGGCTACGACATAGCACTCTCTCAGCCCAAATGCCATCTGAATCCTCTAGTGTGGTTTCAAATGCAACAAACGGCATTGAACCACCTAGGGACTATTTAAGTATTAAAAAGTCTAAGAAAGGTACATTAAAACAAGTTGTACCTGATTATCAAAGATTGAAGAATTTTTATACTTTATTATGGGATATGAAAGACAATGAAGGATATATAAATATCGTAGCAGTAATGCAAAAGTATTTTGACCAGGCGATTAGTGGAAACTGGTCATACAATCCTGAAAATTATGAAGACAACCAAGTACCTGTTTCGGTAATGGCCAATGATTTATTGACTACTTACAAACTAGGTTGGAAGACTTCATATTATCAAAATACTTATGATGCAAAAAGAGATATTGACGAACCATCTCATCCAGTTGGTTGGAAAGATAATGTAGAAGAAGTAACAATACCAACCGCTGAATTGCAAGATGAAGAAGCTTGTGAATCATGCACAATTTAAAGGAGTGTTATGGCATTTTTATGTGTAAATACACCTCATATAGATGTGTTTGTCAAAAAGGAATATCTCTATGACCACCAAAAAGGCCACGGTGAGTTTGTTGAGGGAGTTTGGGTAACAGCAAAGTCTATACAAGGTAGAGCATTATATTTTGAAACATACTTACCTGAGTATGGTGCTTTATATGATAAATTACCAATTAGTGCATTTGTGTGGAAAAAAGAAATTGAAGAAAGTGTACCATTAAGTGAATTACAATTATGGGATTGTTTTAGTTATGATATTACAATTTGTGAAAAAGTGATGATGATAGGTAATCAAGTTAAGTATTTGTCGCCATCAAAGAAATGGTACAAAGGTTGGTATATGTTTACAATAGATAATGCAAATTCAACCAACTTAGAAAGAAATGTGTCTTATAGTGAAACGCCTAGTCAACATAAGTCATTTAATATATTAAAGTTAGAGAATGGCCATTTTGCGGCTCAACCTAACAATCGAGTTATCTTTTATGATAAGTCTTATACTCCTAGTGAATTGAAGTTTCCAGATTTCAAAGTGTCCACGGTAGAGTATAGTGTAGAAGGCGAACAAAAGTGGACAGCAGGTGATGACGATAAATTCTTTTATGATATAGAGGAGAGAAAAGAGTAATGGCTAGAAGTGTACTAAACAAAGATAATACGGTTGACTTTACAAAACAACCTATGTTTTTTGGACCTGAAATGCAGGTACAAAGATATGANGATATGAAGTATCCTATTTTTGACAAACTTAACCAACAACAACTTGGTTATTTTTGGAGACCTGAAGAAGTGTCTTTACAAAAAGATAGAAACGATTATCTACAACTAAACGAACAACAGAAGTTTATATTTACATCTAATTTAAAATATCAAACTATGTTAGATAGTGTACAAGGTAGAGGACCATGTTTAGCATTTTTACCATTTGTATCTATACCAGAACTTGAAGGCTGTATTGTAACTTGGGATTTTATTGAAACAATCCATAGTAGAAGTTATACATACATTATTAAAAACTTGTATTCAGACCCTAGCGAAGTATTTGATACCATTATGGGAGATGAAAAAATACAAGAAAGGTCAAAATCAATTACTAAAACTTATGATGATTTAATTGCATCTGGTTATCAATGGTCATTAACACCAGATAAAGTTGATTTACAAGAACTAAAAAAGAAAATGTATTTGGCAATGTGTACAGTAAACATTTTAGAAGGCCTAAGATTCTATGTATCGTTTGCTTGTTCATTTGCATTTGGTGAACTTAAACTTTTAGAAGGTTCAGCAAAGATTATATCTTTTATTGCAAGAGATGAAAGTCAACACCTTGCAATGTCACAAACAGTTATTAATAACTGGAGAAACGGTGACGATAAAGATATGATGCCAATTATGAAAGAGTGTGAGAAAGAAGTATATACAATGTATGATGAAGCTGTACAGGAGGAAAAGCGTTGGGCAACATATCTATTTTCCAAAGGAAGTATGATTGGATTATCAGAAAAACTGTTACACCAATTTGTAGAGTACATGGCGAACAGGCGTATGAAAGCAATCGGCCTAGAACCGAAGTACGAACAAAAACAAAATCCTCTACCATGGGTAGACCATTGGTTAAACAGCAGAAGCCTACAGAACGCACCACAAGAAACAGAAATCGAAAGTTATGTGATTGGTGGTGTTAAACAAGATGTTAAGAAGGACCAATTTAAGAAATTTAAACTATAATGAGTAAAGAGAAACGAACAAAAAACTGTAATTCCTGTGAAACTAAATATACCGTACAATGGGACATTGAAGAACAAGACTTAGAACCTTTAACTTGCCCATTTTGTGGTTATGAGGTTGAACAGGAGGAAGATGAAGAAATCTGGACAAACGAAGACAGTATCGAAGACGATAATTGGAATTGATTATAGTTTAACAAGTCCGGCCATTTGTATTAATATAGATGGTGATGCTGGTTTAATGTTTTATTACTTAACCAGTAAGAAAAAGTGGACTGGTACAATAAGTGAGGATATAGTAGGATATGAACATAAAGAATGGACTGACCCAATTCAAAGATTTAGTTACATTTCAGATTTTGCAATTGACCTTATCGAAGGACTTATTAATCCAATCGTTTTCATTGAAGGTTACTCATATGGTTCAAAAGGCCAAGGTATTTTTCAAATCGCCGAAAACTGTGGCATACTTAAATACAGATTACAAGAATCAAAGATACCTTACGAAACTGTTGTACCTAGTGTTGTTAAAAAGGGTGCGACAGGTAAAGGCAATGCTGACAAAGATATGATGTATGAAGCCTTTGTAAAAGAAACAAACATTGACTTGAAGAAATTATTTGAAACAGAAAAAGTAGGTAATCCTATTTCAGATATTGCGGATAGTTATTTTATACAAAAAGTTGGTTATGAAAATTTTACGAGCAAAAAAATATCCTGAAGTTAAACTAGATTTAAG